ATCACGTTTAACCCGTACCAGAAAGAAGATCCGACTAGCCAGCGGTGGATTGAAGACGCAGAGCTAGAGGACTGCGTTAGGATCAACGTCAACTATTCCGATAACCCGTTCCTCACAAAGGAAGCGGAAGCGGAACGGCTGGCAGACCTTCGCCGCCTTGACCCCGCGACGTATGAACACGTATGGAACGGCGCCTATCTGGAAAACAGCGAGGCGCAAGTGCTGCACGGCAAATACCGCATTGCGGAGTTTGAGCCGGAGCGCGGTTGGAACGGTCCATATCACGGGCTGGACTGGGGCTTTAGTCAAGACCCATTGGCAGCGGTTAAGTGCTGGATTCACGACGAGACGCTTTACGTCGAGCGCGAGGCAGGCGGCACGGGCATTGAACTGGACCGCACGCCGGAGTTTGTGAAGCGCCGGATACCGGACATTGAGAAATACGAAGTCCTAGCAGATCAGGCCAACCCGCAAAACATCAGCTATGTGCGCCGCCACGGCCTGCCTCGCTGCGCCGCTGCGAAGAAGTGGCCTGGATCGGTAGAGGACGGTATCGCCCGACTGCGGGCATTTAAGGAAATCATCATTCATCCGCGCTGTAAGGAAACGGCGCGCGAGGCACGGCTTTACAGCTACAAGGTTGATACAAAGTCGGGGCAAGTTTTACGGGACATCGTGGACGCGCATAACCACTATATCGACGCTATCCGCTATGCCCTGCAACCAATCATTCGCAAGCGCCCCACGGGCAGCACAGTCAAGAGGATTCGCTTCTAATGGCAAGCATTAACGTTCCGATGCAGGTTGCTAACGAGGCGATTCCCAGAAATCCCGCTTTAACGCCTGAACTGGCTTTCACATGGCGTGTAATGCGGGTAACTGACGCAGGCCAGGAAACCATCAAGGCGCACGACGCGAAGAATTCCGACATCTACATCGGCAACACGCGCCAAGTGCAGGGCGACTTGCTCTTTGACACGTTCCTGCCTATCCCTGGCGGCTTTGTTTCCATGTGGAGCAATGGCGGGCGCAGGATGTGGCGGGACTACATGGAGCGCGCACAGTTTCCGTCCGTTATCGCGCCTGCCATCAATTCAATGGTGGGCATTGTCCACAAGACCGAATGGCGCATTGAGCTGCCGCCGCAGCTTGAATACTTGTTTGAGAAGGCCACGGAGAACGGCAAGAGCCTGGAAGCGTTCACCCGCTGCATTACCCGCGAGCAGTTGCTAATGGGGCGTTACGGCATCTCTGTGGACCGCCCGATGGAAGGCGGCGACCCGTACCTGGTGGGACACTTAGCCGAAAGCATCATCAACTGGGATCGTGACTGGTACGTCATCGACGAATCCGGTTATGTGCGCGACGGCATGAAGTGGGAAGAGGTAGTCAAGTACCGCGAATACGGCATTGACGAGCGCGGCTACTACCAGCAGGTGCTAGACGAATCAGGGGAGGAGGAAGGCGAACCGATTTACCCGCAGGCCGCGGGCGGTGTCATGGACTTTGTGCCGATGGTTATTGTCGGCGCGCGTGACATTGGGAACGACGTAGAGCAGCCGCCGATGATGGGCGCAGCCAACGCAGCGCTGGCCCTGTACCGCTTGGATGCCGACTACCGCCACCAGCTTTACATGAGCGGGCAGGAAACGCTGGTTATCGACAACGGCGAAGCGCCGGAGAATATCGGCCCTTCTGTCGCGCTGGAATTGAAGAGCAATCCCGACGCGCCGTCGAAGGCGTATTACGTCGGCCCTACCTGCAACGGCATCAAGGCGCACCGTGAAGCCATTGCCGATGAGTGGGAGAACGCCGCCAAGGCTGGCGCGAAGTTGTTTGACAGCGGCGCTGCTATTGAGTCCGGCGACGCGCGCAGGATGCGGCAGAACGCCGAAAGCGCGACACTGCAAACCATCGCCAATTCAGGCGCTACAGGGCTTGAGAAGGCGTTGAAGTACGCCGCCGAGATGGTGGGCGCTAACCCTGACGATGTAGTGGTGGAGCCGCCGACGAAGCTTCTGGACGCGCCCATGCAGGCGGCAGAGGTTGTGAATCTGGTCAAGGCGTGGCGCGAGGGCGGTATGTCTTGGCAGACGCTCTATGAAAACTTGCAGCGCGGGCAGATCGCCAGCCCTGAACGGGACGCTGACGGCGAGCTTGCGCTGATGAACACTGATTTTGCCGAGGAAGACCCGGCAGAGCTTTAAGCCCCGAAGGGGAATTTCAACTAAATCGGGCGATGCCCTGGAGAGACTAGCCGATGGCTATTAAGACTGTTTTGGATTCTTTGGAAGGTGTACCCGAAGGGCTGCACGAATTTTATGCGGAAGCGGACGACAAGTTCATCCTGAAGGTTGATGGGATCGACGAACACCCGGACGTTTCCAATCTGCGCAACGCCTATCAGCGCGTCAAGGACTCCGACAAGGAAGCCCGCCAGCAGCTTCAGGAATTGAAGCAAAAGGCGGAAAGCCTGCCGGAAGACTTTGACCCGAAGCTGTGGAATCAGGCGAAGTCAGGCGAGTTGACCGAGGGTCTGGTCAGCGTTCGGAAGGAACTGGAAGGCAAGGTAAGCACGCTTGAACAGCAGCTTGCCGAGCGAGAGCAGTCCATCCGCACGATGACTGTTGACCGCGCACTGGGCGAAGCCCTGGACGCTGCCAACATCACGACACCCGCTTACCGCAAGGCCGCGACTGTACTGTTGCGCGATGCCGTCAAGCTGGATGGCGACAAGGTAATTGTCGATTCGGACATGGGGCCACTTGCGCCCACGGACTACGTGAAGAAGTGGGCCGCATCCGATGAAGGCAAAGCGTTTGTTAGTCAGCCCTCCGGTGGTGGATCAAAGTCAGGGAATCCAAACGTCACCAAACCCGTCAAGGACTGGTCTGAAACCAAGTCCCTTGATGACAAAGTAGAGCTTCTGCGCGCCAAGCGTGGGGGCTAAACCATCTTAAACGTTTAAGGAGATTTTCCCATGGCACTTTCCGACATGACAGTGTTTAACGACTTTGCTTATCTGTCGTTCACTGAAACCATTGTTCAACAGGTTCGCCTGTTTAACGAGGCATCTGCAGGCACGCTTGTGCTGCGCCCCGCGCGCAACATTGGCGACTTCGACGAGGAAGCATTCTTCGCCAACATTTCCGGCCTGGTTCGCCGCCGTGACGCTTACGGCAGCGGTTCCGTTTCTCCGGTTGATCTGTCGCAGCTTCAGCGGAACACCGTGAAGGTCGCTGGCGGTTCCGTTCCGGTTCGCTGGACGCCGCAGCAGTTCTCATGGGTTCAGCAGAACCAGGAGCGCGCTGGTACGGCTATCGGTGAGCAGTTTGCGGAAGGCGTGTTCCAGGACTACCTGAACAGCGCCATCGCGGCTCTTGTCGCTGCTATCAGCAATCAGGGTTCGCTGACCTATGACGCCACGGGCGGAACGCTTGACCGTGCCGATCTGGTGCAGGGTGCTGCCCTGTTCGGCGACCGTGCCTCCCGTCTGCGCGCGTGGATTGTCCACAGTAAGCCGATGCACGACCTGCTGGTTGAAAACGTGACTAACGCAGAGCGCTTGTTCACGTTCGGCAACGTGAACGTGATGGATGACGGGTTTGGTCGCCCTCTTATCATGACCGACAGCCCCGACCTCATCACGTCCGGTTCGCCCGACACCTACCACACGATTGGCCTTACCGAGATGGGCGCAATGGTGGAAGACAACGGCGACCTCTTCACGAACATCGACACCGAGAACGGTAACGAGAACATCGTGCGGACGTGGCAGGCTGAGTACACCTTCAACCTTGGGCTGAAGGGCTATTCCTGGGACGAGTCCAATGGTGGTGCATCACCCACCGATGCGGAACTCGCAACGGGCACCAACTGGGATCAGGTCGCGACCTTTGACAAGGACACGGCTGGCGTTCTGGTTGACAGCCAGTAAGACGGACGGCGTGGGGGACTTCGGTCCCCCCGCCTCTTTTGAGGGAATGACATGGCATTGACAGTTGAAGACGGCACGGGCCTGACGGATTCCGACGCTTATATTTCCCTCGCAGACGCAGAGGCGTATTACTTGGAATATGAGGGTGCCGCTTGGGATGTAGATTCTAGCGACACGCTGAAAGAAGCCGCCATTAGGCGCGCGGCGCGTTACCTTGACGGGATGCGCTGGAAAGGTGAGCGGACCAGCAAGCGGGCGCAGTCGATGGACTGGCCCAGGTTCGGCGCTACCGATTGCGACGGGACGCTGATTCCGTCCGATGAAGTACCTGTGGAAGTTGAGCGGGCCAACGCATTGCTCGCATTTTACGAATTAGCAAACCCTGGAGCGCTTGACCCCACCGTCACGATTGGCACGCTTGCCAAGCGCGAGAAGGTGGACGTTATTGAAGTCGAGTACCGGGGGCAGGCGGCAACGGTTGATTCCGTGCGCCCCGTAGTGACTGCCGCGCAGGACATGATTTCATGTCTGGTTCTGGGCGGCGCTGGAACCTTCCTTAAGAGGGCTTAATGAAATGAAACTGGTAAACGTATCAGGGCGCGCGCGTGTGCTTAGCCGCCCCATTGAAATGCTGCGCCTTAACCCTGGCGACGAAATTGAAGTCACGCAGGCTGAACTGGAAGACCTGCGGCGGCACCCAAACATCCGCAACTGGCTACACAAGGGTTACCTTGAAGTCAGGGACGGCGAAGCCAAGCCGCTGCCTACCGCTGTTGATGAGCGCCCCGGCCCTGAGATTCCCGAAGGCGCGACGGGCGAAGGCACCGAAATCATTCACCACGGCGCGGGCTGGTATTCCGTTTATCACGACGGGATGCCCTGCACGGACGCAAAAGTGCGCAAGGACCGCGCTGAAGAGATTGCAGCGGATTACGAATGAGCTTTAACTACTCAGCATTGCGGGACAACACGGTTGAGCCGCTGATGACCCGTTTCGGCAAGGCTGGGGTGATTACCACGCCCACGGGCGCGCCTGCAGACCCGTGGAACCCAGCAACGGGCGAAACGACAACCAACGTGACCGTAGTAGAAACGCAGCCGGACATTACCGAGCGCGGCGGCACGCTGATTGAAGAGGGCGACGTGATTTTCCTCGTTAGCCCAGAGGGCGACCCGTCGCTGGACTTGGCGCAGACGCTTGAAGTTGAGGGCGTGGTGTATCGCGTTGTGGGCATCATGCCCGTGCGTCCTGGCCCTGTCGCTATGCTGTGGAAAGCGCATTGCAGGAGATAATGGAATGAAGCCAAAACCAATTGAAGTTGAAGGCGTCGAGACTGTCCCGCTGGTAGTCCGTAACGTGAACGGCGAGGGCATCCTGTTCACCGAGGACGGCAAGAAGATCGGGCATCAGGTTGAAGGCGTCGGGCATTACTACTACCAGGGCCACGGGGAAGACAGGGTTACGACATTCCGCGCCACGTTCATCGTGGGCGACATGAAGCCTGACCTGCCGAAGTGACCGACAACATCAAGCCGCTGCCCAATAGGGAGCGGGATGAGATGGCGGCGGACTTAGACCGATTGCGCCGAGTGATGCCCAGTTATGCGGAGGCAATGCGGATTGCGTATGACGCTTATCTAGCGCAGGGCTTTGATGTAGAGACGGCGCGCTATTTTGTGGCTCAGGAGTTTTGCGGTTATGGCGGCGACTAACAAGCAAGTCCGCGAGATGCTGGACAGGCTTTATGGCCCGATCCGCGCCGCTTTCCTGAATGTTATTGGGCGCATTAAGTCCCGCGCACAATTGGCCCGAGTCGTCGCCGCGATTGAGCGGAACGACGTACAGGGCATCTACATGGCGGCAGGCTATGCGGGCAACCCGTGGGCTGACCTGACCGAAAGCATCCGGCAAGGGTATATTCAGGGCGGGCGATTCACCATGTCCTCTGACTTGC